AACTAAAATAATTGCACAATGAAAAAAATTATCTTATATTTGCTTGAATTATTCCTATTTGGAGTAATTATTAAATTAACAGAATTATTATTTATTCTACCTTTATGGGCTTATATACTCGGACTAATTATAACAGCGATAGTACTGCATTTGTCGAACGCTTACGAAATTTACAAAGAAGCAAAGCGGTATTCAAAGAACGGGTTTATTTCAAGACCGTAAACTTGATATTAATTTGTAATATAAATTTGAACTGATGAAAAAACTATTATTCATATTCTTATTAAAAGAAAATAGTCATGGCATACGATAAAAAGAAAATATACGAACAAGCAAAGGAACAGATTGCAAAAAATAATCTATTCTCTGTAGAGGACGTTGTAGCATTTTTGCCCTGTTGCAAGTCATATTTTTATGACACATTCACTTTGGATTCGGACGAAATGCACACTATAAAGGAAATGCTCGAAAAGAATAAAATTAAAACAAAATCAAGCATAAGGGCAAAACTGTATAAATCAGAAAAAGCAGCAGAGCTGTTGGCTTTGTATAGACTTATAGCAACACCCGAAGAGCATAGATTGTTAAATCAATCATATTTAGATGCAACAACAAAAGGAGAAAAAATACAAGCACCTATAACAATTCAGATAAACGGTAATAATTTAGAATTAGAATAATACATTTTAATTACAATCTGTTTTATTTTGTCGATATACGTACTTACAATCTATAACTAAATGACCGAAAAAAGTAACAATTTGAAATTTGAGCCTAATAATTTATTTTATTACATGCTCGAAAAATTTGCAAATCGTGATAGGTCAGATAAATTAACAATATGCAATGAGGGTGGTAGTCGCAGCTCGAAAACTTGGGATACATTTCATTTAATAGTTTATCTTTGTTGGCACATTAAAAAGCCCCTTTCAATTTATATACTTCGCAAGACTTTGACGGAATGTCGGGATAAAACATTCGATGAATTTATACGATTCACGAAAGAAATAGGAATATACGACCAAAACGCATACGTTACAAGCCCGAAACCTAATTACAAAATAGGTCAGCACATAATTAAGTTCAGAGGGTTAGACGATGAAAAAGATACAGAGGGGTATCCGAGTGATATTTGTTTCTTAAATGAGGCTTTAGAAATTCAAAGCGAGAGTTTAATTAGAGGAATATACATGCGTTGTACTATGTTATTTATAGCAGATTGGAATCCAAAATTTACTCAACATTGGATTTTCAAATGGGAAGGACGCGAAAATACAATATTCACAAAAACGACATATAAAAATAACAAGCATTGCCCCGAAGCTGTTAAAAAAGAACTGCAAGGATATGAACCGACAGTTGAGAATATTCAAAAAGGAACGGCAAATGCTTATAGATATAAAGTATATACGTGTGGAGAACGTGGAAGTATGGAAGGCTTGGTATTTCCACGTGTTAATTGGGTAGATAAAATGACCGATAATACTGAAAGGTACTTATACGGGCTTGACTTTGGTAATACAACGGGAGTATATGCTTTTGTTCAGGCATGCAAGAATGAGCAAGGTCGTTGGTACGATTGTCCTATTTACGGAAGTATGGCAACAGGTTCAGATATTCAAAACGATAGTAACAGTGGATTGATTAATTTTTACAAGGCTTTAAAATCATGGGCGAATCAAAACAATATAACAGAGATAGTATGTATAAGCGATTCAGCTCAACCCCAAAAAATATCAGACCTCAACACATTCGCGATGAATGATGGGTTAAATTTTAAGTTTGTTCCTGTTAAAAAGTTTCCCGGCTGCGTGAAGCATCGAATTGATTTAATAAACCGTGAGCCTATAAATTTAGTAAAAAGACAGTACATACAGGAAGAACAAGAAAATTACTGTTATGCTGAAATAAGAGGGATAAAGCTCGATGAACCTATTGACGACTTCAATCACTTTTGGGACGCAGCAGGGTACGCTACGCAATATATGGTATATTAATCATCACCTAACCACATAAAATCATCTTTAGTTTTAAATTCAAGAGCTTTTAGTATTTTTTCTTTTGTTATTTTCCGCGTAACTATTTCTCTATAATAAATACTTCCGACTACGCCAACAATTAAATATGGATAGTATTGTGATGTAGAAAATTCAAGTCCTTCTTTTTTTAATACGTAATGAAATCCTTCATCAGGATAAGATATTTTATTCTGTTTTGAATCCAAATCAGGAACAAATCCAAAGTCCAATAATTCTTTTTCCGTAACAGAGCCAAACATTAATACTTCTTTTTCCATGTTTTTAGTTTTTTACAAATATAAATTATCTATTTAATATAATCAATATTGAAAGCACATATTAAAACATGATATAAATCATAAAATTATTTGCATTACATCATAAAAACATTTATATTTGTAGCAAATTTTTGCAATGAATATATTTTCGCGAATAGTAAAAGCATACCAAATAGGAGCTAATGTGTTGAAATCCAATATTTCAGCAATAAATTACCTACCATCATCATTTAAGAGTGTTTCTTACAAGAACAACTATTATTCGATGTACGAAGAATGTCCTGCGGTTGGAATAGGAGTATTAAAGAAATCACAAGCAATAAGTACGGGCAAAATAGTTGCTATAAACGACAAAGAAGAAAAAATTACAAACGCTGCTTTTTTAAAGGATTTAAAGGTAATCGATAATCCGAACGCATATCAAAACCGCTCACAGTTTATTAAGACTATTGAGACGTTCATGAATATTTATGGGGTTGCTTATGTTTATAGAATTGTTCCGATTGGCTTCAAAGATGTTAAAAGCATGGTTGTTATTCCGAACAATGCAATTACTGTTAATTATAAAATAGCTTCATACATCAATCAAGAATCAATCGTGTTAAGTTATCAAATCAACTTATTTGGAATGAGTTATAATATAACAGGCGATGACTTGAATAATATGATACCTATTTACGATGCCTCTATTGAACTTAAGGAGGTTATAAAGCCTAAAAGTAGATTAGATTTAGTATACAAGAATATCGAAAATATAGCATTTTCAATAGAGAGTAGACAGACGACAATAAAAAACAGAGGTGCTGAAGTATTGTTAAGCCCCGAACGTGGCGATGCTGCTGGAATATTAACAGCATTGCACCCAAAGGAAATTGATGAAATACAAAAAGAATACAGAAAATACGGTAGTTTGTCTAATCAATGGCATACAATGATTACTAAAATACCAATGCGAGCAACTAAATTGACAAGGACACCTACTGAATTAGGATTGTTCGATAGTGAAAATGCAGATTATAGGGCAGTTGCGTTGGCGATGGGTATTCCTGCACCATTAATGGCATTACCGGATACTTCAAAGTATAACACGTATTTAGAGGCTAAAAAAGAGTTCTATGATGACTGTGTAATACCTGAATCACAAAGTATTGCGGAGGGATTTGATAAAATATTCGATACTAAGAATAAAGGATATTCGTTTATGTTCGATTTTTCACATTTGAGTTTCATGCAAGAGGATAAAAAACTCAAAGCTGATACCTACGCAAGTATGAGTAATTCAATTAGAGCAAATGTAGAAGCTGGAATATTAACTATTGAAGAAGCAAAAGAAATACTAAAAGGCTATGAATAAAGAAGAATTTGAAAAGATTAGAAAGATTAAAAAACAATCTAAAATCGTAAAAAAATGAAAGAGTTTGATAACTTGACACAGTTGCACAAGTACCTTTGTCAAAATAGTAAGCAATTAATAAGCCATAAGCGGTCGACTATAAAACATGCGGACGGTATAGCTATTTCGTTTTACGATGAAGTGAACGATGTTTGCATGAAATCGTTAAGTTACGAAGCTGAATCAATCGACAAAATACATGTGAAGTTAATCATTAATACTACTAACTTATACGATAGTCATCAAGACGTTCATATTCCGAGCATTTGGAATCAATCATTGAAGCAAAAAAAGACATTCAAACTACTTAAACAACATTCGCAAGCATTCGAGGATGTTATAAGCAGAGAAATGAATGCAAGTGTAAAGACATTTACTTGGCAACAATTAGGTGCTAATTTACAAGGAAATACACAAGCATTAATGTTTGAGGGCGATATTTACGCAAAGGAACATGAATATATGTTCAATCAATATAAAAATGGTTATGTAGATAATCATTCGGTAGGTATGCAATATATTAATGTTTTCTTATGCGTGAACTCTAAAGAATCATGGGCAGCCGAAGAAAAAAAGAATTGGGATAAATACATAGGAGAAGTTGCTAACCCTAAAGATATTGCATACGATTATTTCTACGCGGTAACAGAGGCAAAGATAATCGAGGGGTCAGCAGTTGTATTTGGAAGTAATCCGATAACTCCTACATTTTCAGTAAAAACACGCGAGACTATCACTCACGATGAGCCGATAAAACTCGAAGAAATAAAACAATTTATAAACAAAACTTTAAACGGATAAAAAAAATGACACAAGAAGAACTAAAAGCTGCATTAGGCAGCGAATTGGAAGGGTTCAAGAAAACTTTACCCTCGATGCAAGATATACAAAGTGTACAGACTGCATTAAAAGATTTTCAAGATGAAATTAGTAAAAAATTTGACGGTGTAGTAACTAACGAGCAATTTGCGGAATTGAAAAACGCAGCTGAAAAACAAGGCGAAATTTTAGCTGAAATGCAACGCAAAGGGCAAAATACCGAAAAAACATTCGCAGAGCAGTACAAAGAAAATGTAGCTAAATTATCAGAATCAATACAAGCAGGTAAATCGTATAAATTTGGAACTACTCGCAAAGCTGTAACAGCTGCAAGTATCACAAACAATACGAATGCATACCGTATTGAAGGAGTAGGGCAATTGCAACGAGGTATTCCATTTGTTGCAGACTTATTACCTCGCGTAGTATTAGGCTCAAATACAGGCGGTACAGTTCGTTGGATTGAGCAATCTGCAATTACCAACAATGCAGGGGCGGTTGCTGAGGGTTCAAATTCTAATGAATCAGTTGCAACTTGGGAAGAAAAATCATTAGCAGGTAAACGAATCAAAGACCATATCAAAGTTTCAATCGACCAAATTAAAGATGAGGCTTTCATGGTTGGCGAAATTTCTCAACTTGTAAACAACAATATGCGTTTAGCTGAAGACAACGCTTTGATAAACGGTACGGGAAATAATAACGATATTAAAGGTTTATTAGCTTATGCAAAAGAATTTAGCACTACCGGAATATCAATCAAAGCTGCAAACTTTGTCGATTTAGTTGGTAAATGTAAAACTCAAATTGCGGTTAACACTAAAGGAGGTGCAATGCCGACAAACTTTATTGCAAACCCTACCGATGTTGATGTAGTTCGTTACTTGAAAAACGAATTTGATATGCCTATTTATCCGCAATGGCAATTAGGTGGAGCAGTATCATTCGGAGGAATGACATTAGCAGAAAATGCACTTATGACTGCTAATAAATTAATCGTTGGCGATATGAGTAAAGCAACTCTTTACATATTCGATGAATTAGTAGTTGAGTTCGTTCAAGTTGACGATGATGCATTAAAAGGACTCGTAACAGTTAACGCTTATATTCGTGAGAATTTAGTTGTTAAATCTGTGTATGCTGATGCAATTGTAAAAGTATCTGATGTTGCCGAAACTTTAACTGCAATTACTGCCGGTGCTTAATTATTAAAACTTTAATTATTAAAACTTAAATAAAATGAGAAAGATATTATTTTCAATAGCTTTACTTGTAGCAAGTGTGAGCTATGCACAGACAAATGTAGGAGTAGTAAGTGGTTCTAAACCATTAGCACAGGATACTTACGTATACTATTTAGGGAAAACTACCGATACATTGGTGGCGAATGATACATTAGACCTTTTACTTCGAGTAACAGGTTCAGACGTTCCTCAGTTAGGCATTGGATTGTATGTTACAAAGGTCAGCGATACGGTAACTAATAATTTTTACTTTCAGGGTTCGATGGACGGTATTAATTTC